TTCTCTTCACGCTCATGCTTTCCGTGTCCGTCATGAATGCGGAGTTTTCCGGCTTTGGTGGGAACAACCGTATAGTGGCTGATGCTTTCCTGAAGCAACCTGCACGCCCGGCATACCTCATTGTCCGGAATGTCGGCGGCCAGCTTCATCTTGTCGGGACGATAGTCGCACTGGTTGCATTTGCGCAGGGTGTATCCGTTGTATGCCGGGAAGGTGGTCATCCGCTTGCCGGGGTTGAACATGAACATTTCCTGATACTTTCCGGCAGTGGCCTGACTGCCAAGGTTCATAGCTTCCTGTTCGTCGCTCAGGGGGTATTTCTCCTTGCGTACCTGTACCACGGTACAGCGGCAGTTCCAACCGTTAGGCGGGAAATATTTGTCCCAGAAAGGGCTTTCGATGGGCAGTGTGATGTTATGCAGCATCCGGTGGGTACGTCTTACCCGCTTGTCGCCCACGGTGCGGTATTGCAGGTAGTAACGGTCGCCGTCCTGTTCGAACTGCTTCCATCGTGCGGCCATCAGTGCGGAAGCCTGGGCGAAGTTGTATTCCGTACGCAGATACTGCACGTTGTAGGCATCATATACCTTTTGAACATCATTTAAGAACTGATTAAACGGCTTGCGGTTTCCTTTTTCATCCAGCAGGGAGGGGAAAGTCTCGTTCAGTTCGTGGAAGGTCTTGATGCCGCTGAACACATAGTTCGATTCCTTCAGGCGTTGCACCGATATGTCATCCAGAGGCACTTCCCGGAGCGAAACGTCTACGGCATTGTCGAATACAAGCTTTTGACGTTCGATAAATTTCTTTACTTTGTCTTCGGTGAGCAGATCGATTGCGTTTTGTTTCGGATTCTTATAAACGGTTTCGGCCATCTTGTCAAAATCACGAGAAAGTCCGGAGTCGTTAGGTATCGTTCCGTCGCCTAAAGCCAGTATATGTTTTGCCTTTTCGTTATCCAAATGGGCAAAATAAGAGTAATCCAGAATCTCATTTGAATAAGTCTTTCCACGAAGGATTCCGGATAATAATTCAGCCTCATATTCTGCTCTATTCGTAGCAGCATATTCTGATAACTCTTTCTTAACAAGCTTTCGGTCTAATTCTACGTCCCATTCATGTTCCACCTTATCATAATCCGGATTAATTACCGAATCAATGTAATGAGCCAGTTCATGCAGTATTGCGTTGTCTTGGGCCGACCATCCCCACTTTACAGCCTGTTGCTGATATCCCCTGAATCCACCTGCTTTTTTGATAGCTTTGTTGTTATTAATATTGATAACTTTACCAAAAGCATTGTAGTTGGCAAAAACCAGTCCTCGCTTTGTCTTGCCTCCTAAATCTTTTTCTTGTATCCTGGGTAGTTCAAAACCTTGGCGCAATAGGATTTCTGCTGCTTCTTCCGCCACATCTCTTGTTTCCGGATCTTTGAGTACGGATGCCCATTCTCTGGCTTTCTTCCGTATTTCATCGTGATTGGAAGGCAGACCAAGCGGTAGCCTGTTCCCTATGATTTCGGCATATCTTCGGTGCAGCCCCTTATAATCGTCGGGGCTTAGTCGAAAAAAGGGTGTTCTCCTTCCGGTAATACCAGCTTCTGCTCTTCCTTTCCTGATTTTTGTTGTGCCGTTTTCCTGACTTCCGGAACCGCTACGGAGGATGTGTCCTTCTTCCGCTTCAGCGGGATGTTGTATTTGTCGATAAAGTATTTCGGCTCTACTTCGTAGTGTTCCAGCAGCAGACGCTCGTAGGCTACCTGCTGTTCAGGGGTATAGTCTACCGATTCATCCCACGTGAAGCGGAAGCCTTTCAGCGGGAATCCGTGACGGATCATGCGGGGGATGAGCTGCCAGTTCACCAGGTCACGGATAAGGTCGGCATCCTTCTGAATCAGGTTTTCCAGCATCTTGCGGTGCACCTCGCTCTGCGAAAGGCTGGCACCGTCTTCCATGGTCATCGTGACGGTAAGGATTCCTTTCGATATTTCCGAGTTACAGCGGTCTATGCGCTTGTCGTATACATTGAACGCATCGGCACGGGTGCTTTCCTTCAGGTCGACGGTAGTACCTTCGGGAAACAGTCCGTAAGCAGCTGCTCCCATGTCGCGCAGCATGCGCTCAATGCGGTCGTATTCCTTCTGGTCGCGGCTGGTGGTGGTAGCCACACGGAGCGGCATGCCGAATATTTCTCCGAACATATCCCAGAACGAGCACATATTCTTTTTCGGAATGGTCTGCTGGGCGCATTTCAGATACAGGCCCAGATTATGCGTGCCGCCTGCCTCAATGCACCAGTCTTTCATCTCACTGTTCCGGTAGTCGTAGCCCACCTGCCAGGTGTCGTTTTCGTGGGTGATGATGACACCGTATTCGGGAATGACATGAGTACGGGGAATCAGACTTACCCGGTTGTAGGCCATCCGTCCGTCCACTTCCACCACGTCGCCCAGTTCAATAAGTGAATGACCGTAGTAATTGCTTTCCAGTGCTAACCGCAGGAATTCCTTAAACCAGGGAGCTTCCAGCAGTTCCGTCAGTTCCGGATTCTCCACACCCTTCGCGTCGCAGATCTTGAAACTCTTGTTCAGTACGAATCCCATGCGCTGTTGCACGCATCCGGTCAGGTGCAGGTCGGCATCCACATCGGTATAGAGGTTCAGCAGACGTGTACGGTTCGGGTTGTCCACGTTGATGGCCATCTGCCATGCACGCCGCCAGTCGGCCAGATCGCGTCGTGTCAGTGCTTCGGTGAGCAACTGGAGCTTGATGCTCATTTCCTTGATGCGCCGTCTTTCGGCGGCATTCATCCGGTTGAGATATTCTATTTTCGGTTTCTTTGCCATAATCGTTACCAGATATAGTTGTTACGTTTGTCGGAGCCGTAACGTATGCCGGCTCCGGTCTGTTCTCCTTCCTCGCCCGTTGGTTGCAGTTCGGGCAGGTTCATGACTGCTTTGCCTGCCTGCACTTTCTCCAGGTAGGCGATGGCGTTTTCAAACTGTTCCTTCCGGATTTCATATCCCATCTTCTGCGGCAGGCTGAGCACCATGAAATAGAGTGCCAGGTCGGCCACCAGTCCCACGAGGTCGAGGTTCCTTGCTTCGCCTTCGGCGGTGAAGGCCGTCTGCATGTCATAGCGTCCGTCCAGATAGCTTGCTATCCGGTCCATGGCCCGGCGTTCGGCCAGCAGACGGTTGTCGTCCGTAGCCTGCTGGATGATTCTCAGCGCATCGGCACTGACTTGTATGTAGTCTTGTTCGGTGATAAACATGTGTGTCAGTTAATAGTTAAAAGTTAATAGTTAAAAGCTGTCGTTTTTACCAGGAGTTTTTAGGAGGACGCCGCACGCCAAGTCGGGGTGTGAACGAAGCCTCACGGGTTTGTTTCTGTAGTTTATATATGGCACCCTCGCAGGCATCCGGAAAGTCATCGTGTGCCCGGCTTCCCTGCTCGAAGGCCAGCGTCTGGTCAATTCCGGCACGGAGGTCGGTATCTTCCTTCAGCTTTTCGTTATAAAAGAAGTATCCACGTTCCCACAGCGGACTGACGGCTTCCACACGGGCGAACTTGTCGGGTTTCTTCCGTTTGTCCGGCATGATAGGAAGCTGGTAGCCACGTGCGTCGCCTTCACGCTGGAATTCGTCCAGGATGGTGTCCTGCATGAAGTTGGCTTCCATATAGATGCTGACCGCCGCATCTTCAGGCAGTGATTCGTAGACATCGTAGAGCCAGCGCACCATTTCGCCCACGCTGCACTGACGACAGAAGGCACGCAGCAGATGCAGTTCCCGGTGGGAGGCGGTTTTCAATCCGCGCCTGGGACGGCCTATCATGGCGGCAGCCTTGTAGTCGTTCTTTCCGGAGGATTTCCACGAAGGGTCGATGTAGAGCACAATCTGCTCGTAATATTTAAGTTTCAGCATCCGTCTCCAGCGTATCCATCGTTCCTGGAACACGGCTCCCTCGGTGATGGGGTTGTTCATATATTCCTTCTGGAACGAGCGGTAACCCATGAACTGCTCGCGGTCGCGCAGCTTTTCGATGGTGTAGAACTCCGGCCAGGCAGGATTCCCGTTGCGGTCGATGGCATTCACTTCGATGGTCTTCACGGTCGGCGTGTCAATGATTTTCTGCAGCACGGAGTTTTTTGCAATCAGGTTACCTACCATGATGAAACGCCCGTCCTTTCCGCCGAAGCAGCCGAACAGAGCTTCTTTTATCCAGTTGGTCATCTCGCGTACACGTGCCTCACTCCGGCACATTTCATCATCGTCCAAGTCATCCACCACGATGTAGTCCGGACGCATCTCCCGGAAACGCAGACCACGGGGCGACTGGCCACGGCCTCTGGAGAAAAAGGCGCACTGGTCGCGTGTGACGAACTCGCCTTCCTGCCACATGCCGCTGTTGTATTGTTCGCCAAAGTCCCGGATGAGGTACTGGTTGTATTGCAGTTCTGCCTGCAAGTCTCCCAGCAGACCGTCGGCACTGTCTTCACTCTTGCCCACCAGTACCATGACATGCAGTTCGCTCCGGAACTTCAGCCAGAGCGGGATGCCGATGTCAAGGTGTACCGACTTGGCATGACCGCGCGGCCACTTGCAGACCAGTCGCAGTTCCGGATGGGAGGCGATGTAGCGTGCCGCCTCGTTGTGGAATCTGGCATTCGGACACTGGCAATAATGTGACAGGTACCGCTGGCAGAAACAGTCGTAGTCCTTCAGAGCACGGGCGATGTTCCGCTTGCGTTCCGCTTCTGTCTCCACCCGTTCCTGTGAGGTCATCCGTTCTACCCGTTTGCAGTGCTCCTGCCATCGTTTCAGGGCTTCTTTCTTTTCCTGTTCCGTCATGCTTAGCCTCCTTTCTGGGCGAAGAGTTCATTCAGGTAATCGTTGTGCAGCTGGTTTACGAGTTGGAACAGTTCGTTGGTCAGCTGGGGATACTTGTCACGGTTTGCCGCCAGCCAGTTCTCAAAGTCAATCATCGTGTCGATACGGTCTACCACGCTGGCCTTCTTCTCCAGCTTCTCGATGGCGGTGGCCGTCTTGATAAGCTTGTCGCCCAGGCTGGCCAGCATATCCTCATTTCCCGGCTCGTTCGCCTTGTCGAGCAGGGAGTTGATGGAAGACAGCAGCTTGTTCACCAGTTCCGGACGGGTAATGTTGCGTGCCGCCTTCATCTCTTTCCAGCCCAGGGTGTTTATCCACCGGCTGAGCGTCTGACGGCTCACTTCCACTTTCTGAAGAATCTCTTCCTGCGAAAGTCCGCTCATGTAGAGCACCCGTGCCAGCTCCTGTTTTGTGTCGTTTTTAGCCATGTTTTACCTTGTATTTAATATTCGTTTACGACAAAGTTCATCCATTTTCGTGCATCC